TTGTCATGTTAGTACGATATAATACCTCGTCAAAGTAAAGTTGATTGTTTGTTTTGTAAACTGCGATTAATGTGGTTGGGTCATTCGTAAAACCAAAATCCATTCCATAGCCTAAAAGTTTTGCATCTGTTGGTATCTTTTCAATCTGTTTCCAATTATCGAATACAACACCTTGTAATGAACCAATCAATCCAAGTCCGTAAACCTTCCACCAGTTAGCCCAATAGCTTGATGTTTGCGCTTTGTGTTGCGCTTGTTCTATATCGTGAATGATTGTTTCAGGGAGTGCCTCGTTATCTTTGTAGGTAAGTATTATATGTTCGCTGTCATTGTCTTTTAAAACTTCGGTATGCGCCCAAAATTCAGCAGTAGGGTTGAAGTCCAACCATATTTCGCCACTTGTTCTAATTGCTAATTGGTGATAAGCTTCAAATGAAATATTGTTTGCTTCGTTAATGTAAAGCACATTACGCCTTGCACCTCGCAACTTTGATTCTTGTTCTGCACTAAAGAACTCAATATATGAACCGTTGGCAAATTTATATGTTAATAGTGAACGGTTCCAATTTGCATCTACATAACGGTTCGTCCATTCCATTATTTTTAAAAAGTCTTTAATTGCGCCTCTTCGCAAATGTGGTATTGTTTCACTTACTACACTTATTTCTAAATGTGGTGTTTTAGCTGCTCTATCAATTAAGACTGGCAGTATTCCAAATGTTTTACCTGCACTCGTACCGCCTTGAATTACTTTTTTGCGTTTTTCAAGTTTCAATAATTTATTTATAGCGGTTGTTCGTTTAAACATAAATGCGATTTGCTCACCGTATAGACAAGCGGTTTTGTTGACTTTGTTTAATTTTACTCAGGAAATAAAGGCTGTTCTTTTACAGTTACTTCGCTCTTGTCGGTTAATCCGTTTAATCGTTGTGTTATGCTTGGGTTGTATGAACCTAGAAGCCCTCCAGTAATTTGATTATTTCTAATTTCTTTTTTAATGTACGAACAGATAGTCACAAAGTCATTATAAAGGTTCTCTTTATTATCAAAATATTGATGTACAAATCCATAATTATTTTTGCACCAAACTTCAAATCCGTCTATGGTATATGGTAGTTTTAAAGGGTCAGTAACCCTATCTCCATCTTTTCCGACATATTGTACTTTAACCCATTGTTTAGCTTCTTCAATAAGACTTTGTTTGTACTCATTAAAAGCTTTTTCTAATTCTTCAGGTGTTTTAAATATTCTTGTTGGGTGCATAATTAGTAGTATTGTTTAGCAAATGTTTGAGCAACTTCTAATTCTCTAAATGATTTATCGACTACTCCTTTTTTATAAACTCTAAAATTGTTTTTACTTTTATGTACATATTGACCATAATTGTTTTTTGTGCCATTCATTTTAAATCTATGTATTTGATTTTCTGAATTAGTAACCCACTCTAAATTAATCACAATATTATTTAATGAATCACCATCAATATGGTTTACTTGAGGTTTATTTGTTTTATTCTCAATAAAATGTTCTGCTACTAATCTATGAACAAAAAAAGCTTTTCCTAGCAAATTTACTCTATTATACTTTTTTGCACAATGAGTAGTTATTGTATTTTGTTTTATAACTTTCGGAACATCATAAAACACTTTACTGTTTCTTTTTCTAAATGAAATTACATCTCCATAATTTGAAATCATGTATCCTTCACAATTGTTTATGTTACACCACATTTTTTCAGGTGTTTCTATTGCTTTAGTTCCAAAAGGTCGTGCCATAACTATTCATATTTAAAGGTGTATTCTAAAACTTTTTGAACTTCAATATTTTTTATTACTAATCCATTATAAACAATATTTAACTTATTATTTTGGCTTACACGATTAGAAAATACTTTGATTTTTATTGAATCGCCTTTTGCCATTGTTCTCACAAATTGAAAGTCAGTTGTAAATGCTGAATAAATAGCTGTATCATTTACCCATGTGTTATTAGCAGCGTTGGTAATTGTGTTAAAAATAAACAACTTCGTTTCAATTGTTTTGTAAACTTGTGTTGGTTCAACTTGCTCTTTTGTACAGCTAAATACCATTAAAAGTGCTGTGATAAATATTGTAATCTTTTTCATGTTCTGTTGTTTATTATGTTGCAAATATATATAAAATTATCATTATGTTATTTATTTAAGTCTTTTTCGCATTTTAAACAATTACTCATATTAATTCGTATATAAAATTCATATCTGCTTTACCGTTTCCATGAATGATTGTTGGTTTGAAATTATCTTTAGTAATAAATTGATTATTTTCTATTCTGTAATCAGTTGGCAATATACCACATAATGTTTGAAATACTCGGCAATCATGGTCTACACCTATGCTTGGGTTATTGATTAGCCATTTAGTTGCTATTCTTTGGTCATCTTCACTGTCGTGTATTCCTTGTTTGTCTATTAACTTAATAAATGTTTCTGACTTCATGTAGTAAGCACCACTATTTAAGAATCTAAATTTTGTGTTTGGTTTTGTGTATTGTTCCCTTGCTTCGTAGTTTGCTAGTTGGTCAACATCAGGCCAACAGTTTACTTCTGAATTAAATAAACAATTCCAATATATTTTGCGCTTAGTGTTTTGTGGTGTGTCTAAAAAAAATGTATCATAAGCATCAACAAATATAAAATCGGTTATATTCGGATTAGCTTTTAAGTATTCATATACCTTGTTTAGTTTCATTGCGAATCCTTGCCATTGGTTTACTTCAATTATATGATACTGCCACTTAAAATAATTTAAGGAGCGTTCTAATTGGAAACATTTACTACGTTGGTCTGCTACTGTTAAAACTATCATAGTTCTACTTTTATTGGTATTGTGCCATTAATTAAACCATCTTTTATTTTATAAAATTCTTCCATTTTTTCGCCTGCATATTTGCGTTTCCATTCTGTGTAAGCATCCCCACCAACATCTATATGGTCAATGTCTATGTGTGGCAAAAATGCAAGTTTATAACCAAGTAATATTGCTCTTATACAAGCTAATGTGTCATCAAATCCATATACTCCTGCTTGCATTAACCCACCCATTTTATTAATTAAACTTGGATTAAACATTTGAACAGTACCCATTATGTCTGCGCTTTCTTCTACTACTACCCAGTTGTCGCCTTTTTCGTGTGGAAGCATTTTTAGTTCTGTTTTCCAATTGTCTTTAGCGTTTGGGTGTTGCATTAAGTCTTTACGTTTCAAGCCTACTATTCCATAGCCACCAAGTTTCATTGCTAACTCCATTTCTTCTATCCAACCATAGTTATTTATGACAACATCGTTATCCATTTTAATAACTACTTCGTTAGGTTCTCTTAAACTCCATGCTTGGTTAATTGCTTTTGCAGTTCCTAAGTTCTCGGAGTTGGTAATTAAAACAAAAGGTATATGATTTTCTTTAAACTTTTTAGTATCAAGAATGCAACCCAATTCTTTCATTAGTTCTTTAGTTTCTTGACAACTTGCATTATCAATAATAACTAATTTGTCTTGTGTAAAATCAACTGTTTCAAATAAACTTTCAATTGTTTGTGATGTATATTTAGACCTTCCATTTTCTTCTGTGTCATGGCAACACATTGCAATTAGTGCCATTATTTACTCCTTTTTTTAGGTTGAACTCCTTTAAAATGTATTTCACTTTCACGAATATACCAATTTTTTAGACTTTTTAAAGTATCTAAGCAGCAAGCAGGGCAGCCAGTATTAACTCGTGTCCCGCTTATTTCATGCCATATTGAAGCAAGTTCTAAAAATTGTTGCCCACTACCTACCCAATCAGTTTCATTAATAAATATTTCAAGTAATTCATATAAGCTAAATCGGTTAGGTCCTTTATGTTTTAGTTGTTCTAAAATATCTTTAAATGTTCTCATAGCTTTTCTATTTCTCTTTTTACTTCTTGCCAATAACTTGCAGCATCATTTTCATCAATTAAATGCCCATCAAAATCTTCGTTATAAATTGCGTTTAGTATTTCTGCAACTGCTATTAATGCACATGGTTTTGCTGCACTATATTGATTAAAAAAATGTTTTTGACCTTGTTTATATTCTAAAGAATCTACCGGAGGTTGAAACATACTCATTACTAATTCTTTTGCTTTTTGTTTTGGTTTCATATTTTATACATTATTCGTTTTAAAATCATTGAAAAATAAGCTGCATACCCTGCTATGGCAAACGCTTGTGTGTATTGAATTAAATCAAATTGAATAGCTATTACACAAATCCAAAATGAAAGGCACACACCGCAATTAAATGGTTTAAAATCTAACCATTTAGGGATTTGTGTTAAGCTAAAAAAGGAAGTAAACAGCATTGATATTCCAATGCAATATAAAATTTTATCTATCATTTTTGTAAGTTAATTTAATTACTTTATCAATCTCTTTGTCACTTGGTGTATTTTCGCTACTTTCAACAAATATTAATCCACCTTTTTTATTTTTTTTAAGTAATTCTTTTAAAATTTTTACCTCGTTTTCATTTTCTAAAAATAAAACTTTGCTTTTGTTTGTTTGTAATATTTTCATAATTCTAATATTTGTTTATACGTTTTATATCTTAATTCTGCTATTCTATCAATGTGTTGCACTTGGCAATCTAAATATAATTGTTCTCCTAAGTCCTCAATCATGTTTGGGTTTTCAATTAACTTGACCATGTGTTTATACCAATCGTTCTTATGCTTAACTACAAGGCAATTCTTACCATGCTTTAACATTGGTTCGTAAGGGTGAACATTTGAAACTATGCATGCCTTCTTTTTAAATCCTGATTCAATTAATTTAAGGTTAGATTTTAGCTTGTTAAATCGGTTATCTCGCAAAGGTATAAGACTAACATCAACTAAGTCATAGAACCTTGCATAATCGTTAATTGATGCACTTGGAAACGTAGCAAATTGACTTGGTGCTGCTTTACCTTTGCAACTTAAAACACCTGCTATTGCTTTGCTGTTTTCGTCTGCATTTCCATAACCCCCATAAACAATTTGAAATTTATCTTTTATTTGCTCCTGGCTATACAATGAATATAAACTATCATGCAATAACATCACATCTTCAAAGTGAGTAATTGATCCACTCCACCCCAATTTCACAACATCAATTTCACGCTTTTTACCTTTGTACTGTTCCTCTTTTGGATTAATTGCATTTGGAATTTCAAAAGCATATTTCTGATTAGCTTCATGCTTTAAAGTTCCACTCAAATAATCGTGTGTTGTTGTAATTGCTTTTGCATAATGCAACGCTTGTAATATCTTTTCAGCGTGTTTCTCTTTCTTTGCTTGGTGCGCTAAAATATGCCACTCGGGTAATCTGTAATCGTCATCAATATCTAAAACATAAGGAACATTTGCATCTTGTAACTTTTTAATCGCTTCGTTCCCGTTTACTCTTGAAATAAATCGGTTTGCAATCACTAAATCAAACCCTTGTAAAAACTCAATTGTTGCGGTGTCAATTTCATTTATTTGGTACATATCAACTGACTCTTTAAACATTTCAGACATTCGCTTATGTGGCTGTAAAAGTCGATGATAATCAACACCGCTTATTTTGGGGTAACTAGGAATTATTACAAGTATTTTCATTTGCAAATTGTTTTATTTTTTCTTTTACTGACCTTAAAGCTGAGTAACTTATTCCAGTTAACTGGCTTATTTTTCGCATTGATTTATGTTCGGAATATAAAATTATTATTCTATTCTCAAACTCGTTTAAACTTAATAAAAAATCTTCAATATTTTTAATATCTAGTTCAAATTTTAATTCGCAATTTTGTTCTTCTTCTATTATTTCAAATTGAATATCGGTTGGAAAATCTTTACTTATTAATTTTCCTAACTTTCCATTTTGTGAGATAATATTTCTGGCTGTGCAATAAAACCAAAACTGCAAATATTCCTTTGTTGGCAGTCTTTCAACTGGCATTGTTAATAGTTGTTCTATTACCTCTTGATAAATGTCATCAGCATAATTTATGTTTATATTTTTGCAAGTTTCAAAATATATTTTGTTGCTCAAAATTATGTTAACTAATTCCATTTATTTTACAAATATAGTATTTTTTACATTTTTACTTTCAATATTGGTTTTATTTGTAAACTATCAGTTAACTCCTGCATTATTTCCATAGCCTGGAATATAACCTCGTTTTCTTCTCCAATCTGTTCAATGTCAATTCCAGCTTGCTTGTATGCCTTTTCAATTTCAGTAATTAAAATGCGGCTTGCTTTTCGTGCTGCAATCATACATTTCAAAAAGTCTTTATTACTCATTAAGTGCCTATCGCTTATTACTGAATCCCAATATTGACAGCTTGCTTTTGCATGCCAATAGGCGTTTAAACTATTCATTGAATGGTTATCGTATATGTCTTTTGTCATGTTTAAAATGGTAATTTATTTATTTTTATTTTTTGCATCATTAATCGAACTTTTGAAAGTGGGTAAAATTTTGAATTAAAATTATATCCTATTGTTGAATTTTTTGATACTTTTTTTAATATTTTGCATCGTTGGGTATTAATACAAATACCGTCTTTTGTGAACTTATAAGGTGTTTCAATTCCATTAATTACAACTTGCCAAACAACTATATAACTTACTGATACTCTCATATTTATTTATCCTTTTTATTGCAGTTATACAGTAGTTATAGCACATTAAAACGATGCTATAACACGGGCTATATGCAATGCTTAGTTCCGTGCTTCGTATTATCGTTTTGTACTAATTTGACCATAATTTTAAAATATTTTTGCCACCACACTTCTGTTTTTAACAAAACAGTTTGGTTTGTAAAGTTTCATTATTAAACCTATTTACTGCATTATCAAAGTATTGTTTATCTATTTCACAGCCAACAAAATTAACCCCAAAATAATGGGCAGCTATTGCACTGCTTCCGCTTCCTAAATGGGTGTCAAGTATATAATCACCTTTTTGCGAAAAGTTCTCATATATCCAATTGTATAGCGGTACTGGTTTTTGTGTTGGATGTATTTTTTTACCATCAGGGTTTAAAAATCCGTGCATTTGCAATTTAACATCTATAACCAATCTATCAAAAGAAGTCCAAGCAAGTTCGCCAGAAGCAAAATTTGGCACGTATTTTTTCTTATCCCAATAAATCCAACACCTGCTTTGTGGCAAGTTGTCTGTAAAATAATTTCCTCCCCAAACAATCTGATTTTTGCTTACCCTGAATAATTCATCCCAATATTCTTTTGTTGGCTTAAAATCCCACCCACATAACTTGTTTTTAAAACCGTTCATCATTTTACTTTCCACATTAGTCTTAAATCTTGGTATGTCATAAGGCGGGTCAACCACAGCCAAATCAAACTGTTTATCCTTACAACTTTTCATATAAGCTATGTTGTCAATATTTAGTAATTCAATTCCCACGCTAAAAATATTTTAAAATTATTACTGTTGTGCTTCGTATCATCTTTTGTAGGTTATTTCGCACTGCATATAGCCCCATCCGTTATAAGCCATTTTCCGACACGTCCTCAATTTCAGCAGACCAATCCATGCAATCAGGTTCACGAATATTATCAGACAACCATTCGTAAGCGTCAGGATATTTTGAAATTCCGCCAATTTCGATTTCGTCACCATTTTCAGATGCTTCTAATAATTGTTGATGTACTTTTTCAGGCATTTCAACTTCGCCTAAACCTACTCTGTAAGTTACTTTTACTGTTAAATCTTTAATTGTTACCATTGTTTTAAAATTAAATTGTTAAGCCAAACACGAATAAAAACGGCTCATAACAGTGGTTTGGCAAAATACCGCCACAAGCCTTTGTACTAAATTTGAACATTTGTGAAAGGCGGTACTTCGCCAAGCCACCAAACGTTATACGCAACCTTACAAAGACTGCAACTCCGATTTGACATTATTCCAAAATTCAAGTGCTTCCTCTTTTTGTGCTTCATACCAATATTGGTGTGCTGCCCCACAATCATCCCAATCTACATAATTAGGGTCTAATGGTCTTGCATTTAGTATTTCTTCAACTGCTATCAAAGCACATTGTTTGGCATCGTGTATTTTCATTGTAAGGTAGCCATCATATTGACCACCTATTTCAATATCAATTTTTTGATATTTTTCGATTAACTCTTTTGCTTTTTCTTTTGCGTTCATATTTTTGTTTTTAAATTAAATTAGTAATAAAGGCAGCGTATAACAGCACATACACGCTATTTTCCCTCCCTCAATCCAACGCTCACAGCGTGTATCTGCGACCCGTTAGCAGTAATGCCAGCCGACCCGCAAGCCGACTGACAAACCGCCATAATTTTAGTATCTAAGATTAACCTTTTCACGTCTGCGAAAATTAAAAATATCCTCTAACAAAAACTTGTATTGCGTAACATTAGCACAATGCGTCAATGCACTTGGATTATTGGCTAATTTGCTAATCATATCAGCGTGTACATAGTTTTCATTTTTAAATAGTGTAATTAATGTTCTAACAAAAGTTGCTCTATTATATCCATCATAATAAGGTTTAAACATTAATACTTTTTCGGCTGTTTCGTACGCTTTTGACAAATCAGTAATTACTAATTCTCCATTTTGAAAGCCCATCATTCGTATTTCAACTTTATCAATAACCTTAGAATTGTTTGCTCCGTTTGTATTGTCAGTTAAAATCATTTCAGCAATGGCAACTCCAAAATCAGGAAAGTCTAACATAAATTGTCTCATTTGTAAATAAGGCTCAATACCTAAATCACAATAGGCTTTTAAATAATCTTCCTTTTTCCAGTTTGCGGAATTTGTGTTTAAAATCTGAACTTCCTCTAATCCGTAACCTTCAACTACTAAAAAGTTTATAGGTAGGTTTAATTCTTTGGCAGATAAAAAACGATGTTGTCCGTCAATAATCTGCATTTTTTCATTTACAAGAATTGGACTAAATAAATAGCGTTCTTTAAAAGAGTTGGTTAGCCTTTTAATGTGTAATTCATTTGGCTTCCTATTTCCTATCAAAGTCTTAAACTTTGAATAATCGGTTGTTGTTTGCACTTGGTTACTATACTTCGCCATTGGTGCATTTTTTAATTTATTCATTTTATTTATTGGGTTTTATAACTCCGCCCAGAAGTTTTATTTTAATTTGATAAATGGCACTACTGCTAACAGCACCTACCAAAAAGGCGGGGCTTTCGGCTTCGTTAGAAGCATTTGTGGTTAAATTATAATTCATCTTTTTAAATTTATTTTGTTGTTAAAATCCCGCCCTTCTGGTAGCTGCAAAACGTTAACAGCCATTTACAGGGAGCTCGACAATCATAAACCGCTTTTGTGGTTTCATCTTTTCCCATTGCTGACATTCTTTTTTTGCTTCTTCAAAGTTAGACCAAGCAGATTCTACTATCCCATCAGTTTCGTTTGTGATAAGATAAATAAAACGGCTGTTAACATCGGTTTGCCGCAAGGCGGGGTTCAGTTCTTCGTTTGACATTTTGTTGTTATTTAAAAGTTAGTAATTCTATTCAAGTTTTGTGGTTCAATACCCGCCCTGACGGCAAGCCGAGAACCGTTATATTATTTTTTGAAACTCCTTTATAAACTCATTTACTTTTGCCCTAAATTTATCTTTTCGCTTAGGGTGTACCCTAAATTGCGTTTGAATCAATTTGTTTACTCCTTTTTCTGGTTGCCCTGGCCCTGCTTTCTTTGGTGTCATTAGTTTATAATTAAATCCTTGTTAGTTAGCATAAAGTAAATGTTTTGTAACTGGTGAACAAATTGGCAATGAAAATCAAAAAGAGTGTTATTATAATCATAATCTTCTAAATCAAAATCTAAACTTACTTCTTTTGAATGGCACCAAGTTAAAACTCTATTTTTTGAAACTTCTAAATACCAGCCATATTGCTTATTTGTGTTTCTAAATACAAATCCAAAATTTTCAATCCATTTTTCAGTCAACTTTATTGGTTCGCACCATGTTCTTTGTGCTTCAAATACTTCTTGAATAACGCTTGGTGTAACTTGTCTAGCTACACCATTATCATCATACCAATTACCGATTCTTAATTCAATTGCTTCCATAATTAATCGTTATAGCAAAATGTAACTTTAGAAATATTTTTACCGCAATATTTCATTGTATTAGTTACGTGTGTAATTTCTTTATTGTTTTTTACTTCCCACATTTTCATAAATGGCAAGTCTTGAATCAACTTAATTTCAAGTTTTGAGTTTTCAATAACTGAATTAATATTTGTCCAAGTATTATTTTTTGCTGCGTTTAAAATTTCTCTAGTTGTCATATCCTTGTTTTTAATTATGGCACAAATCTAAAATAAATATTTGTAATTACAAGTATTGTTTTTATTTTGTTTGTAAATAGTTGTATTTTAGTTAATTAAAATTCAAGTTGT